CGCGGGGCTGCTGCAAAAGCTGGGCATCTATATCTGCGGGCAGCTCGAGTACCAGCCGGAGACCGGGGACGCGGCGACGGACAAGGCGTATGCGGACTATTTCCATAGCTGGTGCGGGCGGGCCGACCTGACCGGGCGGCACCGGTTCCGGACGCTGGTGCAGTTGGGGGTGCAGAGCGCGATCCGGGACGGCCAGCACGGCTGGGTGGAGCGCGTGAAGAACGGCGAGCTGCGGCTGCAGGCGATCGAGGGCGACCGCATCGGCAACCCGCAGAACGTGAATACGACCGACGAGAAGAACATCGGCGGGATCCGGATCGACGATGACGGGGCGGTGGTGGCCTACGAGATTTACAAGCGCACGCGCACCACGGCCTACGTGCTGGAGGGCGAGGAAACGCCGGCGAACTTCATCCACTTGTTTTTCCCCAACCGCACCGACCAGTATCACGGTGTGAGCAAGCTGGCCAGCGCGCTGCCGCACGCGCGGGATCTGTATGAGCTGCTGGGCTATGAGAAGATCGCGGCCAAGTTCGCATCGAGCTTCGCGGCGTTCATGCGCACGCGGGACATGGGTGCGCCTGGAAGCGCGGGCTGGACGGACGCGCCGAGCGGCAGCGGTCTGCCTGCGAGCATGAAGGCGGAGGCGGGCACGGTGATGAAGGTGGAGAACGGGGTGGATGAGATCGAGTTCGCGCCTGGGACGATGCGGCCGAGCGGGGCGTTCATGGCCTTGCTTGAGGCGCTGATCCGGGAGATCGCGCTGGCGATCAATCTGCCCTACGGGTTTGTCTATAACATGGCGGCCTTCGGCGGGGTGACGGCGCGGCTGGAAACGCAATCGGCGCAGCGCGTGTTCCGCTGGTATCAGGAAATGCTGGAACACATCCTGCTCAACCGGGTGAAGCGCAAGGTGCTCTTGATGGCGATCGCCTCGGGCAAGCTCAAGAGTTGCAGGAACTGGGACAGCGGGAGCTGGCGCTACGGGGCCACGCTGACCGGGGACGTGGGCCACCAGGTGCAGGCGGATCTGGATCTGGTGAGGTGCGGTGCCAAGACGCGCAGCCAGCTCGCGGGCGAGTATAACAACGACTTCCGGCAGGTGATGGAGAAGAACGGTGCGGAGATCCAGGCGGCGATGCAGGTTTCCAAGCGGCTGGGCGTGCCCATCGAGCTGCTCTTGCGCGATCTGGAGAACCCGACGGCGCTGATCGCGGCGATGGAGCGGGCCAAGACGGGCGAGCCGGATCCGGCCGCCCCGCCTCCGCCACCACCGGGACTGATCGGCAGCCTGGGCGACAAGGGGGTAAAATCCCTGCTGGACCTGGTGATGGCCGTGAACCGCGGCGAGATGGACCGCGGCAGCGGGATCAACACGGCGATGACGGTCTATGGCATGGACTTCAATGACGCGGACGCGCTTTTCCCCAGCGGGAATTTTGTGCCAAAAACGGCGGAGCCCGCCAACCCTGGCACAAAGAAAGTAAAAGCTGAAAAGCTGAAACGCTGAAAAGCTGAAATTCCCCGGTGACACCCTTGCGCAAGGGTATGGACCCGAAGCTGTTATTGGTGGTGCTGCTGGTGCTGGTGGTGATGGTGTGCTTCCGGCCGCGGCGTTGACTCGCGGGGGTGCGGTATGGCGAACATGCTGAACCGGACGAAGAAGCTTCTCAAGAAACTGGCGGACCGCGCGGCGGCCTCGCCGATGGGCAAGGTGGTGGTGAAGATCCCCGCACCCATCAGGAAGGGCTACCTGGCCGGGTTGATGGTGCCGGTGCCTGGCGCGGGTGAGACCGGCGCGGCGATAGGCGCGGGGATCTGGGCCAAGCGCGCGCTCGAGGGCGCGGTGCGCAAGCGCACGGGCCAGCCCTACCGGATGTTTGCGGCCGGGGCGGAAACTCCGGCGCGGCGGATTCTCGGTGACCAGTTTCCGGAAGGATCGAGGGTGATCGAGCTCCAGAGTCCAGAGACCAGAGGCCAGAGACCAGACGGGAGGGGAGACCCTTACGCAAGGGTGGGGCGCTACCGGGAGGATGAGGAACTGGCGCGGGACCGGCGCGCGCTCAAGCGCATCGCCATCGGCGGCCTGGCGGCCGGCGGGGTGGTGGCCACGATCATTCACAAGGGGCGGGCGGCCAAGGCGGCGCCGCCGGCACCGCTGGGCGCGATTCCATTCGCGGGCGGGGCCAAGAAGGCGGCGAAGGTGGCGAAGGTGGTGAAGCCGGTGCCGCGCGCCTGGCCCAAGCTCATCCACACGCCCAAGGTGCCCAAGGTGAAGAAGGTGGCGGCCCCCAGCGGGTTTTTCACCAAGGCGGCGCGGCGGGCGAGGACGGCGCTGGAGGTGAAAGAGACCAGAGGCCAGAGACCAGAGGCCAGAGGAAAGAATTCGCGTTTGATTGACTTCGGGGACGCTCCCCCGCGCGACAAGCTATCCAGGGCGCGGGATGTGGCGATCATCGGCGGGACCGGGGCGGTGGGTGCCGGGGCGGTGATGACGGCCTACCAGGCGCGCAAGCTGGGCAAGAAGGCCGGTGACGCGCTGGGCTACGCCAGCAGCGGGGTGGCGCGCACGGCCAAGCAGGTGCGCGAGACCGTGACGCCCGAGACGGTGGCGCGCGAGGGCATGAAGCTGGTGAAGCGCAAGGCCAAACAAAAAGCCGTGGAGTATTTTCCGACGTTTTCCAAGTGGGGCGGCACCGTGGGGCGGGCGATCAAAAAGAATCTGTCGGATCGGTCGGATCTTTTTATGACCCCGGCGCGGCGGATTATTGATTTTGCGGCGCCGGCCTTGCGGGACGTGAATACCGATCGCTTCGCGGACCACTGGAAAACGGCGAGCGGAGCGCAGCAATCTTACGAGCCGGACCCGAAAAACAAGGGCCAAAAGACTCCGGTGGACCTGCCGATGGGCGACTTCCGGGTGGTTAAGAGCGCCTACCGTCATGCGGGCGAGATCAACAAGTGGGGCGGGCGCGGCGTGAAGGTGGTGCGGGACGCCTCTGACGTGGTGCGCGGGGTGCCGCGGCAGCGGGATGGCAGCGGGCGTAAGAAGAAGCGCGAGTGGGAAAAGAGCTGGGCGCAGGAGCACGCCAAGAAGGCGCTCATCGGCGGCGGCATTCTGGCCTATGGCGTGGGCATGAAGCGCCACAAGGGATTCCGGGACTGGAACATCAAGGCGGCCAGGGCGGTGAAGGACACTGTTAATGACTACGTGCCCAACACGTTCGAGACCCCGGCGCGGCGGATGGGCGTGCAATTTCTAGCGGCGGGAAGCGGGAAGCGGGAAGCGGAAAGCGGGAAGCGCGTTCCCGGCCTGGCGGCCGGGGTGCGCGGGGCGATGGTGGGCGGCGTGGCGGGCGGCTATTGGGGCGCGGCGAGCGCGGCGGGCTCGAAACATGCGGACGGGTATTACGACATCCGCGGCAAGCATGCGCAAAAACGGGTGCATGACGCGCTGAATGCCTACGGGCCTGACGCGGCGGCGCGGCGGTTGGTGCCGGCGCGGCCATTCACGCTGGGCAAGGCGGGCTTCGGCTTGCGGGAGAAATTCGCAAGAGCGGAACATGAGGCGCTGGCGAAGCTGAAAAAGACGGCGGGGCGGCGTGCGCTGGGCGGAGGCCTGGCAGGCGCGGCGCTGCTGGGAGGGGCGAGCTATGCGGCGGCGAAGGCGGCGGGAGGCCAGAAGCCAGAGGCCAGAGATCAGAAGCCAGGGAAGAAGAAGAATTTCGCCACCCCGGCGCAGCGGATGGGGCTGATCGAGTTGGGCGGGAAGCTGGATGCGGACACCTTCAAGGCGGTGTGGCGGCATCATTACAAGAAGGCGCGCAAGATGATGCGCGGGGGCAAGCTCTCGGGCGAGTTGGACGGGTATCTGCCGGGTGACCGGATGGCCAGCAAGAGCGGGCTGCTGTGGCGCGGGACGGGCAAGAAGGAGATCGAGCAACTGGCCGAGACCGGGCGCTTCAAATCCAAGTGGACGAATGACAACTTTCCCAAGCGGCAGCGGACGTATGTGGCCGGTGGGCCGCAAAAGACGGTGCACTACGCGCAGACGGCGGCGGCCTATGACGGGGACCGCGGCGGGCTCCAGGGTGCCCGCGGGCACTTCGGCGGCAGCAAGAACCTCAAGGACACGCTGGCGGACGCGCGGATTTACGGCATCGCCCCGAAGGCGCTGAAACGCGCTGACAACCGGGTGCGGGGCTTCGTGGGGGATTACGCGGCCACGGCCCCGCTGCGTGGCGGCGTGGGGGCGCGGGAGGTGCGGGTTTTGCTCAAGACGGACGGCACGCGCAAGGTGCCTGGATACGGCGGCGCGATCCATGAGGAAGCGCGGTGGAAGCCGGTGCCGCTGGGCGACATCCAGAAGAAGAATTTTTCCACCCCGGCGCAGCGCATGGGGGTGATTTCGTTTGACGAGGTGGCGGCGGATGCCGGGTGGGACGTGCGGGATCCGCGCGGGCGCTCGGCACGGGTGTTCGCGCCGGGCTCGCGCAAGCGGGTGCGGCGGGAGAAAAGCTGGGCGGAGGAAGTGGGCAACGAACGCGCGCTGTGGAAGGCGGGCATCGCCGGGGCGGGCCTGGCGGCCGGAGTTGCAGGCCTGGCGGTGGGGCGGCATTGGCCCAAAGGACCGATCGAGGGCGGGGCCTCGGTGAAAGTGCCGGTGATGCGCGGCGGCGGGCTCAAGGACAGCGGGCTGCTGATGAAGATCGTGAAGCGGAAGAGGGGAGGTTGATGAGTTGATGGGTTGATGAGTCATGGGTTGATGAGTGAAGAGGCTTCGCTCTTTTTCTTCTCTTCACCCATGACCCGTGACCCGTGACCCGTGACCATGATGACACCCTTGCGCGTAAGGGTATGGCAAAAACACAGGAGAAGGTGAGTCCGGAGATTCTGCGCAGGATCTTCGCGCGGGCGGCGGCGCGGCTGGTGGAATTGGCGGAAGAAGGCTCTGACGAACTGCTGGAGCTGATCCATAAAAAAGCCGCGCAGGCGCAGGACGAGAAGAAGGAAAGCCTGGTGGTGAGCTTCTCCCACACCATCAAGGTGGACTTCGGAGCAACCGGAATTGTTCGGGGAGGTTGATGAGTCACGGGTTGATGAGTCATGGAGTGAATATGCTTCGCGCTTTTCTTAATTTACTCATGAACCCATGACCCATGACCCATGACCCATCCGTTGACATGGCCGTGACGGGCATGGCCAAGAAACCGATTTCCAAGATCCAGCACCTATCCGCCCGCGTTGAATCCCAACTGCACCAGTTCGCTGGTGAGGATGAAGGCTATGATGACGTCTCGCGGGGCTATCCGTATAGCCAGCGCAAGCGCAATCCTTTGCTCCGCGCCGGGCTGGCCGGTGGTGGTTTGGCCGGTGTGATGGCCGTCGCCGCCAACAAAGACAAGCTCAAGGCGGGCTATCAAAGCGCGAAGGCCGGGGTGGACTCCGGCATCGCCAGCGCCCGCAAGGCGGCCACACCGTATGTGAAAACGGCCAAAAAAGGCTTGTTCCGGGGCATGCAGGGCGTGGCCGGTGCGGCTGAGGGCGGGATGCGCGCGGCGGAAAAGGCGGGCTTTAAGGGCGGCTTGCTCGGACGCGCGGCCAGGTATGTGAGCAAGAAATCCATGCGCCTGTTCAACGCGGAGCTGGCGGATACGCTGGTGCGACTGGAACGCAAGGTCACCGCGGCGGCGATCGAGGAACGCATGCGTGAATTCGCCGCCGTGGACCTGGGTAAGACCAGCGAGGGCTATATCGGCGATTGCTCGCCCTCGGTTTCCGCGCCTTACTATCCGTCGCTCTATGTGAGCGACCGCAAGGACGCGAAGCTTTCGGAGATCCCGGCCAAGGGCAAGGCGATCATCGAATACCGCCTGCGCTCCAGGAGCGTGAACTACGCCAAGGACGGCACGGAAACGCACAGCAGCGACATCGAGGTGCAGTCCATCGACCCGCAGACGCATCTGGAAGCGATCCTGGCGCGGTATGATTTCGCCCGTGGTGATGTGCTGCAAAAAGTGGGGCGGCGGGCTTTGATGGACCAGGGGTATTTGATGCCGAAGGTTTATGTTCCGCCGCGGGTGTCCGTGGCCGATGCGCGGCTTTCCCCGCAGTTGAAACACGCCGCGACAAACCCGGCGAAGGCGGCCAAGTGGTTGCGGGAAAACAAGTCGCTCCGGGGAGGTCCGGGGAAGGGAACGGGTCGTCTTGATTGGGGGTGGGCTGAGCGGCCAGCCACCAAGCCCAAGATCATGGCCAAGGATTCGGTGGCGGCGGCCAACAAGCGCGCGGCGATGTTCGCGCCGAAGCCGAAGTATGATCTGGGCGCGATCCTGGAGCGGTATGATTTCGGCAGCGGCGGGCAGTTGAAGCTGCGGCGGGCGATTGGCGCTTTGCAAAAACAGGGGCGGATGGGGAAGGCGAAAAAGCTGTGGAAGCGGGTGCTCGCGGGGCCGGACACAGCCTCGGTTTTCCGGGATGGGATCCCGGCCGGGGTGGACCGGAACACGCTCATTAAAAGCAAAATGAAGGAAGCGGCCGCGTGGGGCAAAGTGAACCATGGCTTCGAAGCCGTCCTGGGGCGGTATGATTTCGGGGACCGGGCGCGCAATCCGGCGGGGCAATACGCGTCGGGCTACGACGTGAGTTCCGACGACATGGCGGCGGCCTACGGGACCAAGAAGAAGAAGGCGGCGATGATCGTGGGCGCGGGCGGTGCTACCGTGGCGGCCGCGATGGCGGGCAAGAAGTATGCGCCGGCGATCGGGCGGAGCATGGGACCGGCGATAGGGCGGGTGCTGCGCGGAGCCCTTGCGTAAGGGCTGCATGGAGACGCGAGACGCGAGACACGAGCGAAGAGAAAGATCTGCGCGGAGGTTTTATAGTTTTCCTCCGCGCCTCATGGTGGAGGCGCCGTTGCTACTTCGGTGGCAGCGGCGCTTTTCCGTGGCGGCTTGACACCCTTGCGCAAGGGTATGGCAAATCAAACAATCGAGCACGGCAAGCAGCTTTATCAATTCGAGTGCAGCATGGTGGGCGGGGCGGTGAACGCCGATGACGGGGTGATCGAGGGGGTGAGCGTGATCACGGGCGGGATGCGGGCCAAGGGGCACAACCTGGAGGTGGACGCGACCACGCTGGAACAGATGCGCTCGCTGGGCGAGGAAAAGGGCCAGGTGCCGGTGAAGTGGAACCATAAGAGCGGCGCGGACGCGGTGAACGGGTTCCTGCAGAATTTCCGCATCAAGGGCAAGAAGCTGCTGGCGGACTGGCACCTCTTGAAAACCCACCCGCAATTCGAGCAGGCGCTCGAGCTGGCCACCCGCATGCCGAAAAACGTGGGGCTATCGGCCTCGTTCATCGGCAAGAACGAGAAGAAGGGCGGCAAGGAATTCGCGCGGTGCGAGGATCTGATTTCGGTGGACCTGGTGGCGACGCCGGCGGCCAACCCGGACGGGATGTTCGAAGCGCGGGTTGACAACGATGTGGAGCTTATGGCTGATAAACTGATCCCGGGCGTGAGCCCCGACACCACAGAAGATGCCGCAACGATTTTGCTGGGTGAATTCCGGCAGTTCGCCGCGGATGTGAACACCCGCCTCATCGCCCTGGAAGAACCAGCCGATGATGACGATGACGATGCCGACGGCGACGACGGCGAAGGCGACGATGGTGAAGAAGGTGCCGAAGGTGCCGAGGGTGCGGAAGCGCCCGCCACCGGATTCCAGAACATCGGCCAGGTGCTGCAATACTTCGAGGCCCGCCTCGATGCCGCAGCCAGCGCCGGCGAGCGCCGGGAATTCGAGGCCGCCTATCAAACGCTGGAAGCCCAGGTGGGCGAGCTGCTCGGGGTGAACGAGCAACTGCTGGGCGAGAACGCCCTGCTGGCCGAAGCCTACCAGGAACTCTCCGCCAAGACCAAGAACGTGGTGGAATTCTCCGCCGGCACCGACGGTGCGCGGCAAGCCACGGTGAAGGCCAGCGGCGGCCGCAAGCTGACCGCCTTCGAGCAACGCGTGGAAGCCCTCAAAGCCACCGGCAAGAGTGTGGGCGAGGCGATGATCTTCGCGGTGGAAGAGGACTCCGAGCGTTACACCCAGCATCTGGAAGCCAAGGGCGCGTTCGTGCAAACGCTGTGAACCAAGCATTAAATCCCAAGCATTAAATTCTAAACGAAGAATTCAAAATTTATGAACACTGAAAATGTTATCTCTTTGGAAGCCGTCTCTGACGCCTTGCTGCCCTTTCGCCGGGTGAAAATGACGGCCACGGGCATCGACTATTGCGGCGTGGGCGACACCTGCATCGGCGTGATCCTGCCGGGTGACCTCAACCGTCTCTATCCGACCGTCCATCTCGCCGGCAAGTTCGTCGAGGCGGTGGCTGGCAATGCGACGGCCATCGTGCGCGGCGACAATCTGGAAGCCGCGGCGGGCGGCAAGCTCGTCAAGCAAGTGGCCGGTGCCATCGTGGGTGTGGCCGTGACGGGTGCCACCGAGGAGGATGACCGCTTCGAGGCGATCCTTCTGGGTAGCAACCTGGTGGGCCTGACCGGGGCGCAAGTCCTGGCAATCACCCATCCGGTGGTGATGAGCACCGTCATTGTCGCGGCCGGCACGCTGGCCATTCCGATCACCCACCGCACGGTCAGCAAGGCCACCGGGGGTGTGGAAGCGCTGAGCCTGGCGGACGGGGCTTTCCTCGGCCAGAAGCTGATGATCTTCCTGGCCACCGATGGCGGGGACGGCACGCTCACGCCCACCACCAAGAGCGGTTTCTCGACCATCGTGTTCGCCGACAAGGGCGACCAGGTGGATCTGGAATGGACCACTTCCGGGTGGATCATCTGCGGCAGCGCCGGTATCCCCGCGCCTCCCGTCATCACCCTTGCGTAAGGGCTAACTGAAAACTGAAAACTGAATCACGAATCACTAACCAAAAAGAAGAAATCAAATCATGTATTCACTAGCAGCAGTCAGCCGCCCTGAAATCTCCGCCTTCCTGGAACAGGCTCAGAGTGCGGACAAGTTCTACATCGCCCAGAAGGTTTTCCCGGTGTTCGGCGTGCAGGCGCGCGCCGGCCGCTATCCGCGCATCAACGTGGAGAAAGGGAATCTGATGAAGCGCGAGCAGACCAAACGCAATTCCTCGGGATCGTATAACGAAACCGACCAGGAACACGAATGGGACACCTACGACTGTGAGGACCGCGGTCTGGAGCAGCGCATCGACGACACCAAGGCCAAGGAGATGAAAACCTTCCAGGACCTTGAAAAACTCGAAGCGAAGAACGTGCGGCGCAAGTGCCTGATGGACTTCGAGATCAACGCGGCGACCAAGCTGATGGACACGGGTAATTTCCCGCACACCCACGCGGTGGTGGCCTACACCGAGGCGCTGATCGCCACGATGGACGTGCCGCAGGACATCAACGCCGCCATCGAGCAGGTGACGGGCCGGGGCGAGGACGTGAACACGATCGTCTTTTCCCATGTGATGTGGAACCGCATCCGCCGCTCCACGATGCTCCAGCAATACCTCTACGGCAAGCTGGGTCCGGACACCCAGAAACGCCTGATCACGCCCAAGGACCTGGCCGAAGCATTCGGTCTGGATCTGGAAGGGGTGAGCCTGCAGGTTCTGGTGGCCCGCGCCAAGTATGACACCGCGCCGAAAGGCCGCGCAGTCTCCACGCTGGTCCCGATCTGGGGCACCTCTCATATCTGGGTGGGCAGCGTGAAGGGCGGGGACTACTCGGAAGGCGGGGCGGGCCGCACGCTGGTCTGGGAAGCCGACATCCCATCCGGCCTCTATGCCACGGAAACCTACCGCGATGAGAAGCGGCGTTCCGACATGGTCCGCGTGCGCTCGAACTCGATCGAAAAGGTGCTCAACGGCAACGCCGGGCAGCTTATCGCCACGGACTGGGCCTGATCCCTTTGGTTGCATAACGGGAAGCCGGGTGCCTGCGAGGGCGCCCGGTTTTTTTGCGTGGGTTAAGGGGTTAATGGGTCATGGGTCATGGGTGAAGAGAAGAAAAAGAGCGAAGCCTCTTCACTCATCAACCATCAACTCATGACTCATTAACCCCTTGACACCCTTGCGCAAGGGTATGGGCAGCGACTTTTGGGAAAGCTTCACGGGCGGGGCGGATGCGGGCATCGAGACGATGGGCGAGGAAGTGACCATAGGCGGGGTGGCGATGCAGGCGGTGGTGCAGCCGGCGGAGAGCAAGCCGGGCATCGTGCCAGGCGGACTGAGCGCCGGGGTGACGCACACGCTGCAGGTGGCGCTGGGGGTGGGGAGCTGGGTGGTGGACGGGGCGCAGGTGGTGAGCCGCGCGCTCATCGGCCGGGTGGTGAGCAAGGAACACTTCGGGGGCGGCTGGCTGATCCACGCGGGGCCGGAGAGCCGGTGGGACGGGGATTTGGGGTAAAAGCTGAAATGCTGAAATGCTGAAAAGCTGAAAGCTGAAACGCTGAAAGGCGAAAAGCACCCGTTGACATGGCGGGATGGCCATGCGTCTTTATTTTGATCTCTCGATGGGCAGGCTGATGCAGGTGGCGGGTTACACCTCGGCTCTTGGCAGCATGGAACTCAAGCGCGGGGATGCCGCGCGGCTGGAGATTTCCTTCACGCGCGGGGCGGCGGCGGCGGCGCTGACCGGGACGCCCTCGGAGATGGTGTTCGTGGTGAAGAAAAGCCTGGCGGCGGAAGGTGCGGTGCTGATGCTGGCGCACGACTGGACGCTGGACGCGGTGACGGGCATCTGGAGCGCGGCGCTCTCGTCGGACACGGTGGCGCTGACCAACCAGCTCGGCAACTCGAACTTCATCGACCTGCTGGGCGAGTTTTCCTTTACCGACGATGCGGGCGGGCCGTGCACCTCGCAAACGATCAAGGTGCGGGTGACCAACGACCTGTGGAAAGGCACGGAGGACACGCCGCTGGCGCTGCCCACGCCGGCCACCTGGCTGGCGGAAGTGCTTCCAGGCGCATTGGCGGCCTTCGGGTTCGCGCCGGGGAATTGGGCGACGGAAACCGCGGGCGAGAGTCCGGTGGATGGATTGCAGACTGTCGAGGTCACCGTTACGCCGAAGGTGGGATTTGATTTCGGGACGTCTCAAGTCCTGAACTTGCATATCGGGCTTTCTTCTCACAATGTTACTTACACGGGCGTTACCGGAGACACGGCGCTGACGACCGCCGCCGCGATGGCGGCGATGGCCCTCCAAAGCGGCATCACGGATTATTGGGCCATAGGCCCGCAGGTGGGAAATACTTTTACCCTGGTGCAGTTGGCGGAAGGATTGATGGGTTTCGCTTCCATCGGCGGCCTCGGAGACGCTTTTGGAACGATCGGCGGAGTCATAACGGATGGAGCATACCGGCGGGCCGGGTATCTCGGCCAGGAACTCATTGCGGCGATGGAGAACGTCTATAAATGCGTGCGTTTGCAGACCGCCCTGGATCCGGCCCAGTGGAAGAAGCTCAGCTGATCAGAGGTCAGAGGGACGACCCTTGCGCAAGGGTTGACATGGCGGGCGGGGCATGATCACACCCATGCTGGCACCGGTGGTATTGGCGGCGACGACGGAATACTCCGTCTATCCGGGGCGCGAATTCGTGGCGAACCTGGGGCTGCACGCCTCGCTGGAATTTTCCAACGGGGCGGAGTGGAAAAGCTACAGCGCGGACAAGGACTTTGTGTTCCTGGGGCCGGCGAGCGGGCTGATCCGGGTGGTCATCGCCGGCGGACAGACCGCGGTGGCCGGGTTCTATCCAATCAACTAACACCATGATGACGCGCACCTATCCCTACTTCAAGGCCGACACCGCTTTGCAAAAACCCGGCCGGGGGCTTCCCATCACCTCGATCTCCTTCATGGGGGACTCGATTACGTCCACCGCAGTTGTGCCTGAAAGCGGGGTGGTTGGAGCCGTGACATATCAGGCGAACTATCCTCCTCACGTCATCGCGCAACTGGAAAAAAACTTGCCTGTAATCGGATGGGGGGCCACTCAAATGTGCTTCGCGGAAGGCGGAAAGACCGTGGGTTATGCGCTGAGCACATACGTCCCGCTGTTGGAGGCATTGAGTGTGAAACCTTCCCATTGCATCATCAACTTGGGAGTGAATGACACTTACTTGGCTTTGGACATCTCCGAAATCGTGTCCGGGTATGAGGTGATCATCACCCGCTTGCGTGCCGCCGGCATTGAGCCGATAGTGGTGACTCCAACCCCAGCTCCAATAGGTGGGTCCAACTCCTACTGGCGTGTTGAGTTGATGAACCGGGAATTGCAAATCATGTGCTCCCGCTTGGATGTCATTTTTGTGGATGTGGCGAAAGTTTTGGAATTGACCGACAAGCCGGGATGCGAGACTCCGGGCATGCTGAGTGATAACACATCCACAGGTGGATTGCACCCAAAGGGGCAGACCCATAGATACTTCGCGGATCAGATCGGAAAGGCTATAAAGCCATATCTCGATCCGTCCTTGCCGTCCATCTGGGATGAGGGTGTCGCCGTGAATCTCAACCCCAACTGGGTGAGCGCCATCGCCCAACACTGGCCCGGCACCAACACCACCGCAGCCATCACCTATGCCGCAAGAACCGGCGGAGTGACAGGCGAGCGCCTGCTGGAAACCACTCTGAGCATTACGGGAGGATTGAAAACCATCGGCACTGGCAACCAACAGATAAGTTTCGCCGCCGCAGCCGGGGTTTCGCAAAACGACTACGATGTGTGGTTCAGACTGGACACCACGTTCTCTAACGGGGGAAATCCTTACGTTCTGGTGACTACGGAAAGGAATACCCGCCGCAAGCTCATCATGGTCTGGGGGGAAACCACCGCCACCTGGGTCTCTACATCGAGCGTGGCGCAAGTAGTGGCAGCCATCAACACCGCCGCTGCCGGAATTTGTGTCGCTTCCACAACCGGAACCACGGAAAAAATCGTGGCAGGGCAGACATGCCTGTCGCATCAACTCCGGATCGCCGATCAACCCGAGATTGAGACCAACTTGGCGGTGGGCGACCGCATTCGCCTGCTGGCGGAAGTGTGGATGCCCGCCGGGGCGCACCTCCTGAGCGCGTCCGCGTCAAACTTCTTGGGCACAGGCAGGGCAGGGCCTCCCGCTGAAACTGGAAATGTCGGACCAAAAACCAGCATTACCGCGTTGGGAGGGCTCTGCTCGGTGCCTATCCCCACCTCCAAAACCATGATCGTCACCCCGTGGTATCTGCTTCCGGGGCGAGCCGAGCTTACGGACCCGCTAGATCCGACCAAACACCCAAGGCGCTTCTTTGCTGACATCGCCGTAGGCGGCGCGGCCGGGAAGTATGTCGTGGGCCGTTGCTGGATTCAGAAAAAGAACCCGTGACCCTTACGCAAGGGTTTCGGGAGTAAATGCCGAAAAGCTGAAAAGCTGAAATAATATGATCACACTGAATTTCGATGACGGGAGCGCGGCGACGTCCGCGCCGATGCTGCGGCGGGGCGTGAACTTCGGGCCGGTGGAGATCACCGGGACGGATGACGCCACGCCGCCGGTGGCCACGGCGCTGGCCGGGTGGAAAGCCTACGCGCATGTGCGCATCAATTCCGACTCTCCGCTGGTGCTGGACCTGGCGGCGGTGATTGAGGCGGATGACGCGGCCGGGCTGATCACGCTGCCGGAGATCCTGCCGGCGGCCTCGCGGTTGCTGGATGCCGGGAGCTACGTGTGGGATCTGCTTCTGGAAGATCCCGCAGGGCGGGTGCTGCCGCCGGTGATGGGCGGGAAGTTCGTGATTTCCTCGACCATTACGCACCCGCCGTCATGAGTGACCCTATCCATTTCAGTGTGGTGATTCCCGCCGCGCGGGTGGTGGGCAATGTGGTGATTGCGCCGGCGGTGACGCCGAAGGCGCTGACCGTGGTGCCGGCCGCAGGGGTCAAGCTGGGCGAGACGGCCGCCACCGCCTACCGCGGCGACCATGGCAAGCAGGCCTACGACCACGCCGGGACCCCTCATGCGCCAGCGGGTGCTGTGGGGCTTGGCGAGACGGCCGCCACCGCCTACCGTGGCGACCATGGCAAGCAGGCCTACGATCATTCGCAGACGCCGCACGGGGTTGTCGCGGAATACTACATCACGGGAGGATCCGGGAGCATCGCGCTACCGGCCAACGTCACTCATTTCTCCGCCGTCATCATCGGTCAGGGCGGAGGGGGGGGGAGCGGCAGGCGTGGTGCCGCCGGAGGCGTTCGTTGCGGGGGTGGGTCGGGTGGAAGTGGATGTTATACTTATCTCGGGATGCGGCCGGTTTCCATACTGAATCCATCTGACGGACTGGTTTCATACTCGTGTCCCAACACTGGAGGGGGAGGCGGGGCGGCACGAACGGCGGATTCCACGGATGGAGTAAGTGCAAGTGGTGGGACGGACGTGGTTTTGGGTCCATTTACGTCAAAGGGAGGAAGCGCTGGAGCCGGTGGGACAGCTTCGACCGGGGCGGCGGGGGTTGGAAGGACGTCGGGTAACTATGTTGATCTCGTTTCGCACGGAACCTGCGTGGCTGGGGCGGCTGCAAGCACAACCGGTGGCACGGGAAGCGCCGGGGCATCATCCACAGCCTACATGCCGTCAGCGGGAGGAGCTGGAGGTGGGATAACGTCCGAGGATGCCGCTGCTAG